AGATGTCCTCTCCGACGTACATCCCGCCGCTCGGCAGGTACGACACGTTGAACCAGGGCTGCGGCAGCTTCTTGAAGACCTCCGTCTTCACCAGCATCGCCCCCATGCCGATCGCGTCCACCTCCTCGAGGCCCGTGCGGTCGTGCGAGTAGATGCACTTCAGCGTCGCAAAGTCGCTGAAGGCCACCGTCTTCACCGGCAGGCGGCGCGTGGCGTAGTTGCAGGCCACGATGTCCACGTTGCGCGCGATCAGCTTCTCAAGGATGTAGGACGGGAACCGCATGTCGCTGTCAAGAAACAGCGCGTAGTCCGCTCCCGCCGTCAGCGCCATGCGCGCCAGCTTCGCGCGCTGGTCCGCGATCAGCGTCCCGTTGACGATGTGTACGTCGAAGCGCGTATTTGGGGGCGCGTTGCCGTACCAGCGCGCCGACAGCATCGCCAGGTCGTGCGCGAAGCCCGTCGCAACCTCGTCGCGGGCGGGGACGCAGATGGAGACGTTCATCAATACCTCTCGTCTTCCTGCATGCCGAGAAGCCCAGGGACCGCTACGCCGCCACCAAGCATGCCCGGCATCACGCCGTACCTTCGCAGGGTGTCAGCAGCGCGGCTTCCCATCTCCTCAAAGTGAGGAAGAAGCATCTCAAACTCAGGCGCACCGGGCACCGGATAGGCACCCTCGCGGAGGTCGAAAACCTCGCTGATGCGAGGCTTGCGAGCGCCCGTGCCAAGGATGCTGTCGTATCCCTCAAGCCGCGCCCGGTTGCCGATGACGTGCTCCTGCAGCGCGTACCGCATGCGGTTGCCGACTCGGCTGTTGTTGACCAAATCAGTCGCCAAGTCGGGATTGCCGCCCCAGCGGTCGAGGAAATCCTCGACGTTGCGGTAGTAGTCGCCTCCCCGCAGAGGAGCGTTTGCCGTGCTACGGCTATCGGTCAACAGCTGCTGCAGCGTAGCGTCGTCAGTGAGCTCGCGGAAAGCACGCTCGGGCACCGCACCGCCCGTGTTACCTGCCACCGCCATCGGCGCACGCAGCAGCGTCTCGCCGCGGACCATTTCAGGACCGCCGTAGCCCGACACATTCGTCCCCCGATAGCTGCCGACACTCCGGGAGGGCAGCGTCGCGGGCAAATAAAACACGCCCTCGCGGATCGCCTGGGCACCAGCCTGCTCGGGCTTCTGGTAACGCAGAACATCAAGCATCAGCCCGTCGTCAGTAATGCGAGCGCCAGGCGTCGCGGCCACGGCCTCCAAGAAACGCGCATCCTGCGGCAGGCGCGTGGCCATTTGGATGCTGCGCGCAGTCGCAGGGGATATGATGCCAGCGAGGCCCGTGCCGCCCTCTCCGAAGCCGCGCGCAATAGTGACCCCCAAGCTTGGCGGAGCCTCTCCGCGCACCTGCGCCTCAATGTCGCGCAACTCGTCGCGCAGCGTCCGCCGCGCCGCAGTCACCTCGGCCCCATACGGATTAGGCCGCGCAGGAAGGCGCTCCATCAGATCCTGCACCGGATCCGGGTTGTCGAGGATCGACGCAGGACGACGGCGGCGCGTGTCGATGCCGAGAAGCCCGGACATGCCCTTACTCCTCCTCCTCGGCGCTCATGTCCTCGTAGGAGCCTTCCTCATCCTCGCCGTACTCACTCTCGTCGCCTTCCTCGTCGTCCCCCTCGTCCTTGATGGGGCCGCCGGCAATCCACGCGGAGCACGTCCGCGCCGCCGCGCACTTGAAGTCGAAGATTTCGCAGAAGCCCAGGTCGCCCGCTTCGACGACCTCCATCGCGTCCTCGCCTGCGTCCTCCGACATCCCGTTCTCGATGCACTCGAGCATGCGAGACGTCTGATTGAACGCGCCGCAGTTCCCGCAGCGCATCGTCTTCGCCTCCTCCGCCGGCACGTCCCAGCGCGCCGCCATGCGCCGCCAGTACTGCTCATTGGGCTCGGCAGGGTTCATCGGACCATAGTCCGCCTTGTCGATCGCGCGCCCGCGGTTCCGCAAGTTCAGCGTCAGGTCGCCAGTGGCAGCCGGGCAGGCTTCGCCGTCTTCGTACTCGTCCATCGTGTCCGACATCACTTGCCCTTCCGCGACGCGCGCATATTGTCGATGAGGTTCGGGTAAGGCCGCCCGGCCTTCTCGGCCATCCGCTTCGCCGCAGCCTTGCGCGCTGGCGTCAGCTTCTTGTCGCCCTTCGTCGGATCAGGCGTACGCCACACCGGCTTCTTCATCACGCCTTCCCCTTGTTCCGCGCCGAAATGGCCCGCGCCTTCGACTTCGCGTCCGCCTTGCTCGAGGCGCCCCAGGCCCGCAAAGACAGCAGCAATCGCGTCGGCTCGCCGTCCTTGTACTCAGGCCCCGGCATGTTCCCCATCCGCGCCAGAAACGACGCCCGGCGCGGGTTGTCGCCAGACTTCACGGGCGCCTTCAGATCCATGCCCTCGGCACGCGCAGACGCCCGGCCCTTGGCATTCAAGCCGCCGCTCTTGCTCTGACCTTCCTTACGCTGCCAAGCTGGGGTCTTTGGCATCACATGCCTCCACGATGGAGCGGCACAGAGCCAAAAACTCACTTTGGCTCATATCCATCTTCATCACATTTACAGACCTGCAAACCAGCTGCACATTTCCTCTCTCATAACCCTTCGACGCATCAATCCGATCGATGCTGGCGTTGGTTTGGACGATGCCCCGGCCAAGGACTCGCGTCATCTCAATGCCACTCAAAGCACATCGGCCAGACTGCACTCTCCAAAGATTTTCTAAATAATCGAGAGAGATTTCGCAATCTTTCCTTCTCTTGGCCTTCGCCAGAAGATAAGAAAGATAGCTGCGCACAGAGGATGTTCTCTTAAGAGCGGTAAAGTTAAGACGCTCCTCACCCCAAGTTCTCTTGTGGTAGGAGGACATCTTTTCCTTAATGCAAACCTTGCACCATGAGTTGTACTTCGGGCGCCCAGAGGCAAGCTTTCCAGTCGTATAGAACGACGACAAAGGAAAGATTGAGCCGCACTTGGTGCACGGCTTGGTGCCATCAGCGACAAAGGGCGACGGAGACGGCATCTTCTTGCCTTCGGCGCGCTGCCAGGCCGGCGTCTTCACAGAAACCTCCGGGGGAAGCCAGGACCAAACGCCATCGGCAGCAGCGTGGGACGCGCCGCCGCCTGATCGCCAGGCGGGAACATCACCGGCTGAGACAGAAAGCCGCCGAAAGCCGGCCCCACCGCCATAGGCGCCATCGGCGCAGGGGCAGGGGCGGAAGGCGGCGCGAAATTGAACACAGGGCGCGCCATCACCGCCGCCGAAGGCACAAAGGAACGCCCGCCGTAGTTGCTGGCGATCGACACCTGCGGCACGCCGATGTTCTGAGAGGCCGCCAGCATCCGCATAAAGGCCTCAGACGGCCTGACAGGAGGACGCGGCGCAGGAGCCGCAGGCGCTACAGGCGCGGGGACGTAGACACTGTCGTTGCCGCCGCCATCGTTGTAGCTGGGCGGAGAAACCCCAAACCCATACCCAGGGCTCTCCGGCCCATACCCAGCCGCAATCGCATTGCTGGGGTCCGTCATGTCAGGCGAGCCGTAGCCCGGAGACTCCGGCCCATACCCAGCCGCAATCGCGCTGTCGGGGCTCACGCCCGGCTCGCTGTAGCCGCCCCAGTCTCCGCCGCCCCAGCCGCTGTCGCCGCCGCCACCGTCGCTGCCACCACCACCGCTGTCGCCGCCGCTCGGATCCCCACCCTGGCCAGAGTCCGCGTCATAGAACTCCAGCAGCCCCGTCACAGGGTTGCGCGTCCCCGCACCACCGCGCCGCTTCAGCATGCGCGCCTCGTCCGGGGTGATGTGCGCCAGCACAGTATCGCCACCGCGACCCTGCTGCTGCATCACCTGCGCGAGAAGACGGAAGTAGTCCACAGGGCCAAATCCCTCGGAAATCACCGGAAACCTAAGAGCCTTGCGCCACCGACGCAACCATTAAACCACACCCCTAATGCTCCGGCGCAGCGGCTTGTTCGGCAACCAAGCCGACCCCCGACCGCCCACCAACGCCGCCTGGCCCGCAAACGTCAGACACAACGCGTCCGCTAAGTCAGGCGACCGCATGCCCCGCTTCTTCAAGCCGTCCTTGCTCTCCACCACCACCTTGCCCGTGGACGTAAACGAATACCGCGGCGCCACCAGCTCATGCCGCAGCGTCTCGTCCTTCGGCAGCTTCACCGACCGCGTCGCCAGCCAGTCCTTCACCGACAGCCACAACTCGTCCCGCAGCCGATGCGCGTTCGGGTTCATGGCCGACGACTCCGCCACGTTCACGTCCCGCACGTTGTAGCCCTGCTCCCTCAACCGATCAGCCACCCCCGACCCCAGGCCGATCGTGTCCACGCAAATCTCCTCCGGCGCGTCCTTCTTCGCCTCGTTCACCACCGCGCCCACCGTCTGCATCAAGTCCAAGCCACCCCAGGCCCGGATCTCAACCACCACATTCCCCCTCCGCTTGCACAGCGCCGTCCTGTCCGTGCCAAACCGCGCCACGTCCAGGCCGTACACCATCGGCTCCGTCACCCCCACCGTGATGTCCCGACCCAACGCCCCGTCCACCAACTCCGCCGGAATCAGCGTGTCGTCGTCCGCCAGCGCGAACTCACCCAACACCCGGATCCGATACGCATTCGACGACTCGCCATACGTCGCCGCAATCTGACGCACGAAGTCCGACGACACCAAAGGGTTGTTCGCGCACGAAACGTGCATGCGAAACCAATCCGCCGCCAGGTCGTGGTGCGTCTTGTAGAACAGCCCGCTGTTCCGCGTCGGGTTGCTGATCAGGATCGTGCTCGCACTGTGGCCCGACATCGAGCCCGCCGCCGCCTCAAACACCGCCTCCGGCACCGCGCTCGCCTCGTCCACCACTAGCAGCACGTTCTCACTATGTACCCCCGCCAAGGCCTCGGGCCGCTCGCTGCTGCTGGTGCGGACGGAAATGAAGCTGCTCTCCGGGGCGCCCCGCAGCGCGATCCGGTCGCTGAACACCTCAAAGCTCTCCCGCAGCACAGGCGGCAGCTTGTTCACCCAGGTCTTCAACTCGGCATACAGCGCATCAAACAGCTGCGCCGCCGTGGGCGCCGTCACCACCGACTTCTGCGGATACCGCGTACAGGCGTGCCAAATCAGCACCCAGCTGCACACCGTGCTCTTGCCGACACCATGCCCGGCGCGCACCGAAATCCGCCGCTCGCCCCTAGCGACGGCACGCATGAACTCCTCCTGCCACGGCAAGGGCTTCGCCCCCAGCACGTTCCGCACGAAGCCCACCGGGTCGTCCCGATACCGCGTGATGAACGAAACAAACGTCTCCCGGTCAGCCGACGCCTCGCTCATTCCGTGACGTCCTTTCTATTTTTTGCGACGCGGGGCCGCTTTCGCGCGGGGGGAGGGGTGGGGGGGAGTACCTCCGGCGCGCTGTGCGTAGAGGGAGCGGGTGGCGCGCACGCGGGCGCCCCCGGTCGGTCGGGGGTGCCGGGGGGGTCTGGCCGATCGACCGCCTGGCCGACCGCCTCCGCCCCCTCGAGCGCGCGGTCGGACCCGCCCAACCTTTCACCACCAAAGGTAGGAAGCGCAGGGATTTCAGTAGCTTGCCCCTCGATGTACCCGGAACCCTTACCCGCGAGCGCCTTCAGCGCCTCCAGGTGCAGCGTGTGCGTGTGCGTGACCGTGGCTTCGACCTGCGTCCGGTCGCCGTAGATCTTGGGCAGCAGCCTCGAGGCGGTCCATTTCTTCGCGTCGATGGCCACGCGCGCCACGTCTGCGGGGATCTCGCCCCTCGTCGCCATCTCCGCGAGCTCGTCGATCCGCTCGGCATGGATGATCGCCCGCGCTTGTATCGCGCGCGTGTAGATGAGGAGGAACTCCTCATCGCGATTAAGCCACGTCCAGATCGACTTCGCGTCTGGCATGCCTTCCTCTTCGCCGATCGACTTGATTGACCGGCCTTGGGCCACCAGGAGGCAGATTTGCTCGATGAGCTCGGGCGTCTTGATCGTGGGCCTAGCCATTACCGCGTGCCTCTTTCGCCTCTCGGTACTCCTGCAGGCTGACCACCGGCTGCTGGCGTAGTCTGGCGAGCCTGTCGGCGTGCAGGGCGTGGACGATCGTGTCGAGGCGGTTGCGTGTCCATCGTGTCAGGTCTTCGGGTTGTGGTGCGGCTTGGGTGAGGATGTCGTCCCAGATGGCCGCGCAATGGGCGTCGAGGTCGTCAGAAGGGGATTTCGTCATCGGGGACGGTGACCTTCTGTGCGGGTTGGACGGTAGCGCCTGGGAAGTTGGCTTTGACGGTTTCCGTGAATGCGCTGGGTTCCCACTGGGACCACGCCAGGAGGAGTTCTGGCAGGGTCAGGACGGTTTCCGGGTGCTCTGAGTGTCTGGCTACCGCATCGGCGTCTGCGCGGTCCAGAGCGATCGTGTAGGGCTTTCCGTTGTAGGTCAGGGACCAGGTGTTGGGCGGCTTGGGCGTGTGGCCTGCTTCGGTGGCGGTGCGGTCGAGGGTTTGCCATCCCCGGATGAGGACTTGGGCGCGGTGTGTGATGGCCTCGAGGTCGTTGTCTCGGATGGCCTGGTCGAGTTTCTCGGCGGCCTGTCCGAATTTGGCGGCCATCTCGGTTGGGACGAGGCGCGGCAGTCGGGCGCTGCCCCACTTGGCTTCCATCTCGGCGGCGACTTTGTCCAGCGGCCCGGTAGCTGCGGCGGCGGCTTGTCCTGAGTTGAACGATCCCAGCTTCAGCAGGGCATGGTCGACGGCCCCGATGCGCTTCACCTTGCTCATGGCTGCGGCTTCCCCCTCTTTTTGGATTTGTGCTGTTTCCCCCGCATCAGACAGCACACACAGCACACCCTTATAGGGTTGTGTGCTGTTTGTGCTGGCTGCTGGTTTTGCGGCGTGTGCTGTTTGTGCTGCTTGTGCTGGTTCATGTGCTGCCCCTTGTGCTGGCTGTTGTGCTGCCTGTTTGGCGGCTAGGGGCCATCGCCGTGGTCCTTGGCGATCCACCAGTTCTCATTTCGTACCGCTGCGATGCCTCGGTCTTGGAGTTGGTTTCGGACGTACTGGAAGGCCACGCGCTTGGCGTTTTGGGAGTCGGCGGAGAAGGCGGGGTAGAAGTAGCTGCGCCAGGTTTCGGTGCTGACGCATCGGGCGTGGGGCGGGATGTGGTTGGAGGTGACGGTGTCGCCGTGGTTCTGGACGGCCAGCCGGAGCGTCTCCAGGCCCAGCTGGACGCGCGGACTGAGGCTTGGCCTCTTGGGCTTGATGGCGTCGGCTACCGGCCCGTTGAGCGGCTCCAGGGCCAGGGACGCGGCGTCTGGGTCGATGTCGGAGAGGCTGACGGTGACCATGCGGTAGCCGATCTCCATGCCGTCTTCGCCGTCCTTCTGCTTGGTGACTTTGAGGCGCCCCAGGCGTTCGGGGCTGTCGTCGTCGGACAGCTTGGTGACTTCCAGTTCGGCGTCGACGGCGCCCAGGAGGCTGGAGTGGCCGCGCTGGCCTCGGGCTTCGTCCTTGCCGGAGTGG